CACGGATTTACTCATAGGAGGTTAATTGAATATGGCAAATGAAACTGTGAATCAGGAAACCGCAACAACTATCGAAGAAACTGTCACCGAAAAGACCTTCACGCAGGCAGAGCTTGACCAAATTATCTCGGATCGGCTCAAAAGAGAGCGTGACAAGTACACGGATTACGATGCGTTGAAGGAAAAGGCGCAGAAGTTCGACCAAATCGAAGAGAATGCCAAGACAGAGCTTCAGAAAGCTACGGAGAGAGCTGAGAGGCTAGAGGCGGAGTTGTCCGCCATGAAGCACACCGAAGAGGTTCGGACAATCAGAGAGAAAGTTGCAAACGCAACAGGAGTTCCCACGAGCTTGCTGAGTGGTGAATCAGAAGAGGATTGTACGGCACAGGCCAAAGCCATTCTCGAGTTCAAATCCTCGCAAGGATATCCGCTTGTCAAGGACAGTGGTGAAATTCAGAAAACAGTCAAAGGCTCAACGAGGCAACAGTTTGCCGCTTGGGCTGAAGAAGCATTGAAATAATGGAGGAAAAAACAATGGCATTTAGTGGAACAGCTACAAACAGAACGAGCATTGACCTTCCGGTTGATGTATCAAGAGAAATCATGCAGAAAGCAAGAGAATCATCTGCAATTATGTCTCTCGCAAGGAGAATCGACCTTCCTGGGCGTGGTGCGGCAATTAACGTAATAACAAGCGATCCGACAGCCGCATGGGTTGGCGAGACAGAATCAAAGCCTGTTAGCAATCCTGGGCTTGAGACCAAGATCATGAGAGCATACAAGCTCGCAGTCATCGTTCCCTTCTCAGATGAGTTTAGGCGTGACGTTGCGGCTCTGTATGACGCACTTATTGAGAGACTTCCTGGCGCACTTGCTAAGAAGTTTGACGAGACAGTATTCGGCAATGGATCCAAGCCTGGTGATGACTTCGACAATTTCGCATCGGTAACAGCTCAGAGCCTTGCATCAGACGTTTACGGCGCTCTTGTTGATGCAGATACCAACATCGCTCTGAATGGTGGTGTTGCAAATGGTTACGCAATCAGCCCTCAGATGAAGGGAATCCTGCTTGCGGCAGTAGATCAGAATCATCGTCCTCTGTTCATCAACAGCGTGGCAGAAGGTGCAATCCCTCAGGTTCTCGGAAATCCGGTTAAGATTGCAAAGGGTGCATTCAAGTCAGGTTCTCCGTCAACAGTTGGTATTGTTGGTGATTGGACACAGGCTATGTACGGAACAGTTGAAGGCGTCAAGATTGGCTATTCAGCAGACGCAACGCTTGACCTGGGCGGCGGCTCAACCATCAATCTGTTTCAGCAGAATATGTTCGCTGTTAAGGCTGAGATCGAGATTGGTTTCCGTGCCGACACGAGCGTATTCAACAAGTTCACGGCAACAGACGTTCCTAGTCTGTAAGAATAAATTAGGATCATACAGAAGGCGGCGGCAGGTCACAGGCTTGCCGTCAATTTCTGTGACACACTGTTAAAAGATTGGGTGATTAGTATGGCATATGCAACAGTTCAAGATGTTCAAGACAGAATGACAAGACAATTGACCGAGACAGAACAGGGAGTTGTCACCAATCTGCTCGATGATTCTGCGGTAATAATCGACAGCTACAACGCAAACGCAACAGCGGATGCAAAACAGGTTGTCAGTGTACGTATGGTCATCCGTGCAATTGGTGCTGATTCTGATGGTGTGCCGATGGGCGCAACACAGGGTTCGCAGTCAGGGCTTGGTTATTCACAGAGTTGGACAATCAGCTCGGGTGGTTCAGTTGGCGAGTTATATCTTGGTAAATTGGAAAAAAAGCTCCTTGGTTGCGGAAATCAGATAGGTTCATATTCACCTGTTCAAGAGTTGGTTCCTGAGGTGGTGGTGTTCGAATGAAGGGCATGACAATTTATCTCGTTAAAAAGACACAAATCGGCGTTGACGGATTCAATCAGCCCACATACACCGAGGGCGGTCTGTTCCCTTCGGACGAACAGTATCCTGCGGCGGATTTATACCCGAATCCGACCATGCTCGAAGCGGTTGATGATTGCCTAGTCGGACAGCCCACAACGGACGATGTGACCAACACGCTCGCATTGTATGGCAAGAAGGCAGAGTACGTAATCGGAATCCCGAAAGGTGATACCCACAATTGGGTTGATGTTGAGCTTGAGTTTTTTGGAGCAAGATGGCGCACAATCGGTTATCCGATGACAGGAATACAAGCCAATATTCCGCTCCGATGGGGTCAGAACATAAAGGTTGAGCGATATGGCTGAAACAAGGTTTGAGTTAAATCTGCAAGGGCTTAACAAATTGATGAAAAGCCCTGAGATGCAGGCAGTGCTTGATGAAGCAGGCGAGCGAGTCAGACAGGCGGCAGGTGATGGTTATGCTACGAGTTCAAGGACAGGTCGGTTCATTGGATTCTGCAATATCTATCCCGAGGACAGCAAAGCCGCCAAGGACAACAGCGCAAACAATACACTGCTCAAAGCGTTGAGTGTGGCAGGTTTGAGGATGAGCAAATGATCGAGGTTTTACTTTTAAATTATCTGAATAATGCAGGCTTGTCAGCTACGGTTTACACCGAACAGCCCAAGGAGAAGCCGTCAAAATTCTTTTTGATAGAGAAAACAGGCGGCATCGTCACGGAGCATATCACCGAATCGACCTTCGCAATACAATCGCTTGCTGACTCAATGTTCGAAGCGGCGAGTATGAGCGAGGAAGTTAAAACGGCTATGTCAAACGCCATCATCCTGCCTGAGATATCTCGGGTGGAAATTAACAGTGATTACAACTTTACAGATACATCCACGAAAAAATACAGATATCAGGCTGTTTTCGTGGTTACACATTATTAGGAGGATTTAACAATGGGAAATATAGCAACAAATGTAAGTACCGGCAAGCCCAATCCGGCAGGCGGCGTATGGGTTGCACCTATTGGAACCACACTTCCGACCGATGCTGATTCACAGCTCGCAGGAGCATTCAAGTGCCTTGGATACGTCTCAGATGCAGGCGTTGAAAATTCAAACGAGCTTGATGTGGCAGATATCAAAGCGTGGGGTGGCAATATCGTTTATCGTTCGCTGACCGAGATGACCGACACGTTCAAGTTCAGCCTCATCGAGTCTATCAATGAGGACGTTCTGAAGGCAGTGTATGGTGATTCAAATGTCACGGTTGCGGCTGATGGCGAAATCACCGTCAATGTGGTTGCCGAAGATCCCACCGAGCTTGTGTGGGTAATAGAGGTCAGACTGCGTGGTGACAAGGCTCTGAGGATAGTTATTCCTGACGGAGCAGTTACCGCACGTGATCCGATTAGTTACACCGATGGCGATCCGATCGCATACGGCATCACCGTGAGCGCATATCCGGATTCCGCAGGCAAGACTCATTATCGCAAGATTAGCGGTTCGGCAGTTAGTTTTTAAGTAAAGGAGAGGGCAGATGGTAGAGGGCAAGACTTCCACAGGTTTTAATTTCAAGTATGATGAGCGGATTCTTGAGGATTATCGCCTGCTAGAAGTAATCGGACAGTTCGATGAAACGAGCAGTAAGGTCGGACAGGCAAAAGCATTAAAGGATATGGTTGATTACATATTCGGAGAAGCAAAAGAAGCGTTTTTCGAGCATATTAAAACACAGAATGATGGTTATATGCCCATCGAGAAGATACAAGGCGAAATTATCGAGATTATCAACGCATCAAAAGAATTAAAAAACTGACAGTCCTCGCACACATCGTCAACAGGTGCGAGGATGAATTTTTTTGTGATATGGCAGAGGTCTATCACATATTCGATTGGAGAGAGTTGCCGCCAAGCAAGGTTGCAACTCTTGCCATCGGATTGCCGCCGAGTTCAAGGGTCAAGCGCAAGTTAAGCAATATTGATGTGAATATCACAGATATGCTGTTGGCTCTTGCGGTGGATTGTTTAAACATTTTAATTTGGCAGAATACCGAGGATGGTCACAAGAACAGGAACCATCCCGATTCAGTGTATAAAAAGTTGCTCGGCATTGACCAAAAAATCAAGGATGATTTGCAGGCATTCAATTCGCCTGAGGAATATATGGAGTGGCATAACGCCAGGGCAAAGAGGAAAGCATAATGTCAGATATCGGAACCGCATACGTCAAAATCGAACCAACAGCGCAAGGCATATCGGGAAGTATCTCGAAGGTGCTTGATGGTGAAGCTACAACCGCAGGCAAGTCAGCAGGCTCAAAGATGTCGGGTGCGCTCGGTGGCGCATTAAAAACAGGCATGGCGGCGATCGCAGGATTAGGCACAGCGGCTCTTGGCGCAGGAACAGCTCTGACGAGTGCGGCATCGGGTGTTGCGTCCTATGGTGACAACATCGACAAGATGTCGCAGAAAATGAATATGACGGCAGAAGCCTATCAGGAATGGGATGCTGTCATGCAACACAGCGGCACAAGCATGGAAACGATGAAGTCATCCATGAAAACGCTTGCCAATGCCGCAGAGACCAACAACAAGGCATTCAAGGAAATCGGGATCACTGAAAAAGACCTGCAAACACTCAATCAGCAGGAGCTGTTCGAGAAAACAATCGCAGGCCTTCAGAATATGACCGATGATACACAGCGGACATACATCGCAGGCAAGTTGCTCGGAAAGGGCGCAACAGAGCTTGGCGCACTTCTGAACACATCAGCGGCAGAGACGCAGGCTATGCGTGACAGAGTGCATGAGCTTGGTGGCGTGATGTCAGATGAGGCGGTCAAGAATGCGGCGGCGTTCCAGGACAGCTTGCAGGACATGCAGACATCGTTTGCAGGCGTTAAGAACAGCATCATGGCTGATATGTTGCCATCGTTTACTTCTGTCATGGATGGGTTGTCATCGCTCGTGATCGGAGAGGAAGGCGCAAAGGAAAAGATTGTCGCAGGCGTTCAAGGTATCGTTGACAATATCACAGAAGCGATGCCGAAACTGATTGATGGGTTCAGTACCATCGCACAGGCTCTCATGGAAGTTGCTCCGGAGTTAATCGGATCACTTGCAGAAGGTATCATCAGCGCAATTCCTGAGTTGTTACCATCTCTCATTCAGTTAGTCGGGGAAATAGGCTCGAAATTGATTGAGCTGTTGCCGCAGTTGATAGAAGTCGGAATGCAGGTCATTTTAGAGCTTGCAAATGGTATCGCACAGGCTCTGCCCGAGTTAGTTCCGACCATCGTTGACACCATGCTGATGATTGTTGATACATTGATTGCCAACATTGACCAATTAGTTGATGCGGCAATTGCTATCATGACAGGATTGGCGGAAGGTCTGATAAACGCTCTGCCCGAATTGATTGACAGGTTGCCCGAGATAATCGTTGCGATTGTTGAGGGCTTGGTGGAAAATGCTCCAAAACTACTCGAGGCGGCTGTTGAAATAATCGTTCAACTTGCTGTCGGATTGATTGAGAGTATTCCGAAACTGCTCGAAGCTCTGCCTGAGATTATCGGCGCAATAGTTGAGGGTATTATCAATTTGGCTTCTGACATGATAGAAGCAGGCAAGGCTCTTGTTGATGGCTTATGGAAGGGCATCAAGGATAATTGGGATAGCATTGTCAATAGTGTGACAGACCTGGGCAAGAAGTTGGTTGATAAAGTCAAAGGCTTTTTCAAGATATCCTCACCGAGCCGTTTGATGGCAGAGATTGGACAATATATTCCGGAGGGTCTCGCAGTCGGCATCGAAGCGAATGCTGATTCTGTCAACGGAGCAATTGAGAGCATGGTCGATGATGCGGTGGTAAATCCGAACATCGGCGTTTTGTCTCAGGCGGCAAACGGCATGATTGGCATGGCACAGAATGCGGCTCCGAGTGGTCAGGGCAACGGTTCGGCGGTCGAGGTTATCGCAGAATACATGCCGAGATTGCTCGAAGCGATTTATGCGAGTGGTGTTGAGCTGTCACCTGATATTGATGGAATGTTCAGAACCATCCGCAAGAAAAACAACGAGTACAGAAAAGCCAACGGCGGCATGAGTGCGTTTGCGTAAGGAGCGAAGATGGCAACAAATGACACAATCTTCAAGTTGAATACAACAGATTATTCGAGCCATGTGGTGGCTGAGAGCTATGCCGTTAATTATATCGACATCTATGACGAGTGGACGGACGGCGGACAGGTGAAGCACAAGGACGTAATTCGGCGCAAGCTGTCGGGAACATTTCAGATGTATTTTAAGTCTGACACGGATTTGCAGACCTTCTTGACGGCTCTGACCAATTGCAAGACAACGGCGAACACCTATCCTGTGACGATGAAGGCCAACAATGACACGGTCGCAAGTTTGCAGGCGAGCAAGAATGTTTTTCTTGATTTCGCTCCTGTGCGGAAGAGGGATGCAACGTGGGCAGACACATTCGAGGTATTTGATGTTACGGTCGAGGAACCATAATGATACATGTATCTGATGCAGATAGAGAAAAATGGTATAATGGCAACTCTTACAAGTCAATAACCATCATATTTCCATCATTAAGCATCTCGCTCGACAACGATGACATATACGGTGAGTCGATGACATTGACGGAAGGCTTGTTTGATGGGAATGACGAGCTGTGTGTTTATGGTTGTATATCAAGCATATTTACGGTTGAAGTGCGGTACAAGGATGCGCTCGCAGGCGTTGATTTCAAAGGGCAGTACATCAGCGCAACCATGACGGCTAGTCTGAGTAACCAAATCAATCTGTTTCATGGTTACGTTTACGGCGTTGAAACTGTCAGAGAGAAAAAATACATCAAGCTGACCTGTTATGACCGAATCGGAATATATCAGGACATGGATGTGTATTCGGCATATCATAGTGCATTCACGAACAATCCGATCGTGACGGTCAAGATTATGCGTGACACCATTTGCACGTATCTCGGCATCACGCAGGAAACACAGACGCTTGCGAATGACAGCGTGCAGATAACAGAGGACGAAGGTCTGACGGAGCTTGCGGCAATCAATATTCTGAGGGCAATCTGTCAGATAAACGGCGTGTTTGGTATCATCAATCGTGATGGCAAGTTGGAATATCGAAAAATCAGTGTGTGGGCAGGTGCAGAGCCATACCCATCCAATGATTTGTTTCCGAGTGATGATTTGTATCCTGGGGATTACACAGGAGACTCGCACGAGTATATAGATGTTTACAAGTCATTGGGATATCAGGATTATGACGTTGAGCCAATCGACCGAGTTGTGGTTCGGGATTCTGCCAATGATTCAGAAGCAGGCGGAGCATCAGCCACACTGCCATATACAAATGCGTTATTGGTTGAAGGCAATATGTTCGCAGAGGGCATGACTTCTGTTCAGAAGGCGGCAATTGCTCAGAATATCTTGGATGAGGTCAGCTATCTTGTTTATAAGCCGTTCGATGGCGTGAATAGGGGCTTGCCATATGTTGAAGTGGGTGATTCTGTTTCGTATTATTCCGCACTCGACCAAACATTGATGACGTTCAGCATCCTCAAGAGGGAATTAAAAGGTGTTCAGTGGTTAGAGGACAGATACACAGCATCAGGCACGCAGTATCAGCCCGAGGTCAAATATGAGCAGGCAAGCAACTCATCAGATGTGGCAGAGGTCAAGGAAGATGTCAAGGAAATAAAAGAGGATATTTCCGACCTTGAAAGCAACAAGCAGAATTTTATCGACCTTGATATCCTCGAGCCTACATGGGATAGACCGGAGGGCGATATCATTCTGAACAGCAGAGCGATCGTGATTGATGCCCAAGACCATCGGAGCGGTTATCAGTACGTCATGTGGAGACGAACCAACAACGCATGGGAGAAGATGCAGGTGGCTCAGTACAGTCAGATTGATTTGCAGGCAGGCGTGAGCGATTTGCCGACAGGAGAAATATATTTGGTGTATGAATAAGCGAGCGTTTATCGGCATCGAAGGATTAGCCCGAAAGGTGAACAGAATATATGTCGGAGTAAATGGCAAGGCTCGGAAGGTTGCCAAGGGCTATATCGGAGTAAATGGCAAGGCTCGATTGTTTTGGGTCAATTGGCAACAGGCATATTCGGGCGGATATCATTTGGAAGGTGAAGCTGAGACTATTTCATACAACTATAAGTATGAAGATTGCAATATAGATTGGCAAGGTGTGCCAAGGTGGTATTTTACCAACAGATGTTTTTGGATACATCAAACCAACGCATCGCCTTGGACGTTGATGAATGTTCTGACCAAGCCAATATTTCCGCCACCGTATCAAGCATCTATTTGGTATTCATACAATTATATTATGATTCCGGTCAATCGAATGTATCGGAATGCCAATGATAGCATCAACTTCAGATATGTTGTTAAAGGCACAACGCAGATACATATGGGATGGGCGTGGATAAACAGCAACGGCACGTTGTCTTATTACACCACGTATGCCAACATCACTGAAGATTATGCCTCGTATGAATGGATTTGGCGTAATTATCAGAATCCGCCTGACCATGTTGATTATCTCATTATCGGGGCAACATATAACTCAGCGGATAAATATCTATCGTTTAAAGGCTTGGAGTTTTGGTCATCTCGGACGTATTACCGCAAGGCCACGCATGACCTTGATGCCGTAATAACAGAGGACATTCCACAGCCTGTCAAATTTGTTGACGTTGATATCTTTTACATCGAGAACAGATACCACGATCCGAATTACGATGTCAATCAAGTCCTGGGCATGAGGTACACAAACACAGGCTCGGACGTTTACAAGATAGGGTACATCGTGCAACGTGGCGAGCATAATTATTTGGCTTGCACGTTCTGTTCGCTGAATGATTTTTCGGTGACGGCAGATTTTTCATATTACGGCGCAGAATATTATCCGCCTGAGATTGGATATACCGTAAACGCCAACGAGGAAACATACAACGGCACTACTTTTTATTATTACAACTTTATTGATGAAAGCTATTACACAGGCGAAATCGAGGTCGAATACGATGACACCTGCCCGAGCAATCTCTGTGATGACAATCTTGTTGTATTGCAGGCGGACGATAAATCAGAACAAGCGGACAAAATGCTCGCTGTGGCTTGCTTAGTCATGGACGGCGAATGGAATACATAAAATAGAAGGAGGAAAACAATGGCATACACCAAACAAACATGGACGGATTTACCATCCAAAACCACGCCAATCAATGCCCAACGATTGGGGCATATCGAACAGGGAATTTATGATGCGGCGGCAACAGCAGACACAGCCGCAGAAAATGCCGCAAGTGCTGTCAGTGGATTGGCAGACAAGGTTGACAAGGTCGCAGGCAAAGAGTTATCAACCAATGACTATGATAACACAGCCAAGGCCATCGTGGATGCGGTCACGAATAATCTTGCAACGAAGGTTGACAAGAGCGATGTCGCACGGATCGAGAACGGAACAAGCCCAACAACGGACATCGAAGAGGGTGAGCAATTCTACCATGAGGGCGTTCTGTATACCGCCACACAGGACATACTCACAACCGACACAATCACACCGAATACTAACTGCCGTGTGTCTGATTCAGTGACGGAACAGATAGCAACGCTTGACGCTCAGAAATGCGACAACAGCGTTATTGCAAAGACTGAGGAAGGCACAACATTCTCAAAGGGTTATGTAAAGGGAGACCATTTCATCCGTAAAGGTGCTTTCTGTACGTTGACAGCTAGTTCAGTTTCACAGGGAGATACGATTACAGATAATACTCCTGCTCAGTTTACAACGGGTGATGTGGCTAGTGCTTTACCTGCAAAAGAACATGGAACATTTACCATTATAGGCAGTGCGGTAACTGATGGTTTTTCTTCTACGAATAATGATGTGGTCAAGATTGGAAACACAGTTAATTTTTCAGCACGAATAGTATTAGCTAATCCTATTAACACAGCATGTGCTTTTGCACAGCTTTCATTTAATCCTGTATTAACTGAAAGTAATAAATTTGCGTTATATTCAAATACAACGCATGAATTAGCAAGTGTCGTATATTTGGGCGCAAGCGGAAAGCTTTATACCTATAACGATTGTAATCTGGCTGCGGATACATATACAGTTAGCGGATGTTATTTAGCTTAATATATAAGGAGGAATAGAAAATGAAATATTACGTAATGAAAATCAGCAACGGAGATTTACAGCTTAACATGCAGAACCATGATGTTACGGAACATGACACGCTTGACTCAGCTATGACTAAATATTGTCAGGTATGTGCGGCTTTTTGGAATGAGCCGAGCGTCAAGACAGGTTATGTGGTTATCATCAACAATGAGTTCACCATTATCGAAAAGATGAGGATTGAACACGCATAGAGGGAATACACAAAGCATGACTGAGATAGAATGTGATTATTCAACAAAGGAAATATCAGAGTCATTTATTGAGGATGTATCCACGGTATTAGACCAACTTGAAGATTATGTATGTATCAAAAAAGAAGTTTGGGAAGATATCCAAAAAGCACTTGAAAGTGCATCAGCAAGATAAACCTAACACGCCTAGTCTATGCGGACCACGTTAGGTATCAAAGGGCAGGGTAACTTCGGTTGCCTTGCCCAATTTAATAGGGGGATAGATATGGAAACGATAATTGCATCCGCCTTGTCAGCAATAGCGGCAATAGTGGCATGTATCATCAATAACAATGTGCAGAGAGTAAAAGAGCAGGCGACGATTGAAGCGAAGATTGACAGTATCAATGCTAACTACGATAAGACAACAGCCTTGATTACTCAGCGAATAGAGACTCTCACGGAGCATGTGAACAAGCACAATGACTTGATTGACCGAATGTATAAAGTCGAAGCGTTGACGGTTCATCTTGATGATATGCTCCAAGAGATAAAGGGAGATGACAGACGATGATTAAGGGATTCATAGGTGCGTTGTTGGGCATCGGTATTGCGTTTGCCATCTACTACATCGTGCTTCTGTTGGTTTATGGGGTTGTATCATTCGGGGGATTCATAACAATATGAAGGACACACTGACAGATTTATTCGCCTCAATCGTTGGTGCTATCGGTTGGGGTATTTTAATGGCAATAATTATCATTGTGATTGGCGAAGATGACGAATGAAAGGAGCGTGATTCTGTATGACATTACCGGATTCTCTGTATAAATGGTTGAAGTGGATTTGTGTTATCGTTCTGCCTGCACTCGCAAGCCTGATCGTGGGGCTGAGCAAGATATGGAATTTTGAAACGCTCGGCACGAACATCTCGCAGACCATCACTCTTGTTGCGACCTTCTTGGGTTGCATCCTCTGTATCAGCAATTACACCTACTATAACAAGAAGGATAACAAGTCATGAACGGCATTGACATCAGCGGACATCAACAGGGAATTGATTTGTCGGTGGTTCCGTGCGATTTTGTAATAATTAAAGCCACTCAGGGCGTATCATTTGTCTCGAAGGATTTCAAGAGACAGACAGAACAGGCACTCGGTCTGCGGAAGTTGGTCGGGCTGTACCATTACGCCAACGGAGCAGGTGTGGACGGTGAAGCTGACCATTTTGTTGAGACCATCAAACCATATCTCGGGCATGCTATTCTGTGCCTTGATTGGGAAGGTGAGCAGAACAGCAAGTTTAGTGATTATCATTATTGTGAATCACTGCTCGAAGCGATCCAGGTGCGGACAGGACGAGTGCCATTTCTGTATATGTCTAAATCCGTTTGCCGTCAGTACAAGTGGGAAAAGGGCAGACAGTACCCATTATGGGTTGCTCAGTATGCCAATTATTCTGCGACAGGATATCAAGACAATCCTTGGACAGACAAAAAGGGATACGGTGCATGGAAAGCTCCGTTCATCTTCCAATACTCATCCTGCGGACGGCTCAAAGGGTACAACAAGAATCTTGACTTGGATATTGCCTACATCACTCCGGATCAATGGAAAATGTACGCAGGAGATAATTCTGACGAAAGCATCAAGCCCATTCTGAGGAAGGGCGATCGGAATGAATACGTGCGAAGTTGGCAGAGATATCTCAACGTCAGCGGATTCAATTGCGGTGATGCCGATGGGATATTCGGAGACAAGACCGAGCAGGCCGTCATCAAATATCAGCAGAGCAAAGGGATGGAGTCGGGGTACATCGGCGAGCAAACCTGGGCAACAATTTCATAATTGACTTTTAGACATTTATTCATATCCCCCTTTTCATGGAGAGCCTGTCATCGTAATGGTGGCAGGTTCTTTTTTTGTGGTCAAAAATTTACAAGTAACAATTCCAAAATCGAAAAATTAAGACCGAGTTAAAATGACTTCGTATGCAACTTAAATGTAACACGAACCGCAACAAACAGCTCAACCACGCATGGTTCTGTTCTGCTTAGCAGCATCAAAAAATACCCTTCAAACGCAGTAAATAAGCGACTTTGAAGGGTTTTTTCTTGCTTTTATCCGAAAATGCGAGATGCCCATAAATACTGATAAAATCGAGTTCGTTCGAGTTCGTATGCAACAAACATGTAACACTAACTAATAGTGCAACAGCTCCAAATTCTGTCTCATTTCATCCATCGTAACGTGGGTATAGACTCTCTGCGTGATTGATTCCGGTCGATGTCCGAGCAACAATTGCAAAACAAGAGGATCACAGCCACATTCCCTCATTTTCGTTGTGAACGTATGCCTTGTATCGTGTCCGTGATGTTCTGTCTCAAAATGCTTCGCTATGGCCTTATTTAAGCCGTTTTGGGTCTTAGGGTAGGATTTTATGCCCTCATCCTTAAACTGCCGAAAAAACGGCTCAGCGTGCGTGTGGATGGGTATTTTACGCACAGAGGTTTTGTTTTTCGCCTGCCGTATATCAATGGTCAGATTATCCAGGTCTATATCATCAGGGGCGAGCGATCGGAGTTCTGATGCCCTCATCCCCGAATAGATCAGGCACGCCAACACCACCTGAAACCATTCTGTGCATTCCTCAATATATTTTATCTCATCCGATGTAAACACATTCCGAATTATAGTTGTCTCAACAGAATTGCTGTGCAGGCTTCGGCTTGCGTCCTTGGTAATGTAATCTCGTTCCAGGGCGTAATTGTAAATTTTGTGACAAAGCGTGACAATCTCGGTCTGTTGTGTTGTTTGGCATCGGTCAACGCATTCCTGCAACATATAGCCCTTGATTTGACGGAGCGGCATATCCTTGATTGGCTCTAAATACTTATATGCGGCGATGTAATTCCGCTTGCGTCCTTCTGTGAATCGTTCCTTCGCCTTTTCGTAACACTGAGCAAGCGTAATATTCAGATAATCGAAGTCAACAGGGCAATCGTTGAAATCTGCGAGAGCTTTGATTGCTTCTTGACGGCTTGCATAATATCCAATGACCTTCTGTCGCTGTTTGTATGTCATTGTGTCCTCGTCAAAATCCATTGATACGGTTTTACGAACCATGTATGGCTTGCGGCGTTTGCCTGAGAGCTTGCTGATGCTACCATACGAATTTGGGAATCGCATAGGCTATCACTCCCTTCTCACCATAAATGTGGTGGTGTCTTTTTGTCCGTCAATCCTATAATGTAATCAAGCGAAACATTGTAATACTTAATCAAAGCGATAAGCCGTTCATCCAAGACCGGAGCATTATCCTTGTTTTCCCATTTTGACAACTTGCCCTTGCTGAGTTTGACACCATACTTCTGATTGACTTCTTTTACCACCATTCCAAGAGACAAATCACGCTCTTTTCTTAACTCTTTTAGTCTGTTTCCGATAAAAAATTCATCCATATAATCACCACCTTTCACACGCATTATATCACGGCAAATATAATAATTTCAATATTTAGGGTTGCATTTTGGAAACATACATGATATAGTATTCCCATGGGTTGCGAATACGAAACTTAGTGAAAGGAGGTATAACATGGCGGAAAACAAGTTCAAGGGTTGGTGCGCATCTCATAATGTCAAGGTCAAGGATATAGCAGAATTGTTAGGGATCGAGCCGAATAACGCAAGCGAGAAAATTAACAAGAAGCAGAATTTTACCTTGCCACAGATAAAGCTCATATGTGAGACATACGGCATTAGCGCAGATATTTTTTTAAGCTAAAGGTTGCGAAAAGGAAACGGTGATTATATGGGGAAAGGAGGTAGAACGTGGAAGATTACAAGGAAAACGTCATCGAGTTCCTGCACAATCAGAAGGTCGCAACGGTTACGTTCAGCCAGGGCAGATACATTTCACGCATCAAGGAATTGGCGGAGAAGAGACCGGACGAGTGCAAGATAACTCACACCAACACTGACGGCACGATTGTGGCTCATATTCCGACAGAATGGATAAGAATAAATCCCAAGATGGAGCTGTCAGATGAAGAGAAGCAGAGACGGACGGAAATTCTGATGCAGTCGATGGCACAGAAGTAGTTCAAGATTACGTGAAGTTAGGGCGTAAAAAAGTCAAAATCGGCGTTTAAACCATTCGGGGTACAAATTACCATCAACGAAAATGAAACGCCAAAAACGAGGTGGAAAATGACATTACCACAGGCGGCAAAACAATTGAATATGTCTGCTCAATGTCTGAGGGTATGGATTCAGCAGGTCGCAAATCATCCGTTTGGTTACATCATCAGGGATGGACGGCGCAAGAGTTATTACATCAGCGAAGAGCGGATGAAAGCATGGATGGAGGGGAAGAATAATGAGTCATGAAGATTGGAAACTGTTGTTGCTCGGTCTGATAATTTTGTATGACCTTGTATACATTTTGAGGAACGAGTGGAACAAACTCAACAAATAAGGAGGTTAAACGAGATGTTCATTTTGACAAAAGGGTTGGAGCAGGTTGCATTGAGGGATGAAGATTCGGTGAGGCTGTTGTCATACGCTCTGTCCGATTACAACTGTCCGGAGGCTATATCGAGGAAGATGATTATCGGATCGGAACCATTGACGGAGAATTACACGGTCAGCTTCGATGAGAAAAACATCGTCACCATTTCAGTATCGGATGCCCTGATAGTTGCGTCTTGGATGTTTACGCTTGGCGTATTATCAATATCAATCACAAAGGAAGGAGAAAACGAAAATGGAAAATCAGAAGAATGAGCAGGTCATTATGATTCCGGCAAAGGAATATCGCAAGCTGTGCAGGAAGATTGAGCGGTTGAAGATTAAGCTCAAGGATGAGAAGGAGTGTTCCGCAAAGCGTTTCAATTGGTGGAATGAAGAGGAAAACAGAGCCGATGAGCTTGCGGCAAAGTTGGCAGAGGCACAGGAGGTCATCGCAGGTTACAAGGAAATGGGTCTCGAAAAGCTCGGATTGAAAGACGGTGATTCTGATGCTGAGTAGTTATGATTTGCAGTGCCTGTCAAGACTTGAGGACAGGTGGCTCGATCCTGACAACAATCTGATTCCCGAGGACGAAGAGGATGACGAGTTGTGGGATATTGCAGACAGGGAAGGAGAGGAAAGATGGCAGGAACATCATTATTTCAAATCGTAGGCGAGTATCAAACACTCTACGATATGCTGACCGAATACACGGACGATGCCGAGATGGAGCAGGTCATCCAGGACACGCTCGAGGGAATCAAGGGCGAGTTGGAAGTCAAAGCCGAAGGCTACATCCATGTAATTCAGCAGATGGAAATGGAACAGAAGAGATGCGAGGAATTGGAGTATGAGTGGCACATCAAGGCTATCAAGCGCAAGGATGGTATCAACCGTCTCAAGACTGCGCTTCGTGATGCGCTTGTTGCGACAGGTCACGAGGATGGCTTGCAGGCAGGTGATTATCAGCTCAAGGTGGTCAAGAATGGGGGCGTGGCTCCGATCATTTATGACCACGAAGAGGACATTCCGCAGACATTGATGCGGATCAAGTACGAAAAGGATGCCAAGCTCATCCGACAGTATCTCGAAGAGCATCCGGAGACGAAGTGGGCGCATATTGGGGCGAGGGGCACGCATCTTGCTATCAAATAATTATACGAAAGGAGAATAAATATGGGATTACCAATTTTAGTTTTAGGTGAATCAGGATCGGGCAAGACTTATTCAATCAAGAATTTCGAGCCTGACGAGGTGGGAATCTTCGCTGTTGAGAAGTCAATCCTGCCATTCAAGAAGAAGTTCAGAATTGCGAAGCACGCAAACTATGAGACCATCATGACCTGTTTCAAGAACAAGCCGAAGCTCAAGACCTATATCATTGACGATTCGCAGTATCTGCTTGTGAATGAGATGTTCGACAAGGCAAAGGACACAGGGTACGGCAAGTTCACGGATATCGCCTTACATTTCCGTAACCTTATCCACTATATCAACCATCAGTTGCCTGATGACATCATTGTGTATTTTCTACATCATACGGAGACCGATGGAAACACAGGCAGGATCAAGGCCAAGACAGTCGGCAAGATGCTTGACAATCAGTTGACGGTTGAGGGATGTTTTTCAATCGTTCTGTTGGCAAGCGTAGAAGGCACGGAACATTTCTTTATAACGCAGTCAGACGGCTACACAACAGCAAAATCTCCGGAGGGTATGTTCGAGGTACGCATTCCGAATGATTTGAAGGCTGTCGATGATGCCGTCCGTGAATATTATAGCATATCTTCAGAAGAAAACAAAGAAGAGGAAGAGGCAAAACAAGATGGATGATAATTACACAATCACATTCAATTTTTACATCAATGAATGCTTCAAACCGATTGCGTTTTATCCTATCGCTGACAATGGATGCTGTGATAAAGATTTTTTCATACTTACAGCGAACAGGGATGAACACAGACCGGACGGTCTTAATTATTCATGTCAATGCGGTTGCGGTATGTGGTGTACCAATGGTCATGATACAGAGCAAGCGGCGGTAAATGAATACCGCAAAATGTGCGAAGCAAGAAATAAAAGGAGGAAACACAAATGAACAAACCAAACAACTACGAGAACACACAGGCAGGCGGCGATTTTGTACCTGTGGAGCTTGGCGGACATTATGCCGTCATTAAGAACGTCTCCGAGAAGGAAACCAAGAACGGCGATCCGATGATAGTGGTCAGCATTGACTTCGACAAGAAGGATGCACAGGCAGGATATTTCACGGATCAGTTCAAGAAGGATGTGCGACCGGACAAGAAGTACCCGAACCAGGCCACCAACTACATCACAACCGAGTATGGCGGAGCCTGCACGAAGGGATTCAAGTCATTCATGAAGGCGTATGCCGACAGCAACAATATCAAAGAGGATGCCATCAAGTGGGGCAGTGACTTCACGGCGCAGTTTAAGAACAAGAAAATCGGCGTGGTATTTGGCAACGTAGAGGAAACATACAACGGCGAAACCAAGATGCGCAGGAAGATTAGATGGTTCTGTGATTACAACAAGGTTGCGGATCAGCGTGTACCGGATGACAAGTACGAGAAGCAGAGCGGCGGACAAACACAGAATGCCAATGACTTCGTAAATGTTCCGGAAGGCTCAGAAGATGAAATCCCATTCGATTAAGATCGGCGTTGACAAGAATCAGTTAGTCGGCAAACACGGACAGTCAAACAGGTTGAAACACTCGCAGATGGAGCGTGAGGGAGCGTTATTGGTTCCCTTGCGCATCCCATTCGGGGATTACATCCTCATCACGGACACGATACAAAGTTACATCGACATATTCGGCGCACATGACATACACAAGAGTGATTTGCAGAATGCCATCAAGTTGAGCATCGACACCAAGAAGAGTTTGCAAGAGGTCTGCGGTAATGTATGCAGTCGGCAACATGAGCGGTTCAAGCGTGAGCTTCAGAAGGCTGATGGGCGTTTGGTGCTGTTAATTGAAGAGCCTGACATCACCTGCCTCGAGGATGTGTGGTGGTGGCAGAATCCCCGAGCGAAGTTCAGCCCGAAAGCTCCGACAGGGCGTTCGCTATACAAGAGCCTCTGCACGATCCGTGACGAGTACAA